GTTCTAAGCCGTTTTGTGGGTACTGCAGGCTCTGGGCCATACAATCACTCATCTGGCCCCGCTTTATGCACCAAAACGGATGTTCTGAAAACCGGGGCATTTCTAGAACACCCCGGTCCTCATAGAATCTAACCGCGGGTCGGAGCAGCGGCATCCAGAGCAGCTGAACCACCGTTGTGGCGGAAGCTGGCCGAGTAGGTTATCGGACCGCCGACCGTGCTGCTGATCGAGTAGCTGGTGACGATGGCGAAACCGTTATACCCGGTGCTGCCGTCAGGTTCAAAATCCCACTCCTCGCCTTCTAATCCAAGCTCGCCAAATATGGTCGCATCACCCTGGCTGCTGGCTAAATCAGCAAAACCAGAGATGTCGATCGTGGCGGTCGGCTTGCCTGCCAGAAAGTTTTGATAAGTGTCGCTGAAGGCGGTGACATCAGCTTCCGGGACCGTGAAGTTGAGCGTCACTGAGCTCAGCTCATCCTCCAGAGCTACGGAGTCAAACGAAAAATCGGCGTCCTTGCCATGCGTTCGAGCCATGATACTAACCCTCCTTTAATATTCTAATCTATGATACTGCCCTGGTAGTCGAGCCAGAGCATTGGAATGTTGCCGAATAGGTCGCTACTCCGCCGACCGGGAGGTTGATGGTGTAGCTGCTACAGATCGCGCCAGTCAGACCGCTTGACGTGCAGGTGTACTCAGGAGAGTTGGTGTCAGGACCGGCGCCGTCCGGGTCATAGACCAGAGTCTTTGGTCCACTGGTCAGAGAGATATGGTCGAATATGGTCGCATCACCGTCTGAAGCAAAGTCCATATCAACCGCACCGGCAACGTCAAAGGTGACACTCTTCTTGCCGGCCAAGAAATTCTGATAAGCGTCATTGAAGGCCGTCACGTCGGATTCACCCACCGTGGCGTTCATCGTGATGGAATTGAGTTCATCAGAAATTTCCACGCCGTTGAATGAAAAATTTGAGTCCTTGCCGTGAGTTCTAGCCATGCAATCCTCCTATGATGGGGTTACGAAGTAGCCGAAGCTGACATAATTCTTGAAAGTCCTGCTCCCGGTGCCGGTAGACTGAATCTGTACTCGCCACCAGGACTCTGATGCCGCTGGGCCAGTAGCAGACGCAGTAAGAAACGAAACTCCAGTGCTGTGTGTGATGGTCCCAAAGTTGATTCGGGTCGTAGGCGAACCCCAGGTGTCATTAGTCTCACTCTGGATTTCCAGGGCAATCGTATTGCTGCCAGATCCTCCCATCTCCACCATCCGCCAGACACCGAAAATCGTGTTGGTCGCCGCGATCGTCCCCAGGTTGTAGCCGGTCCCATTGGCGACCACCGTGCTGCCGTTGCAGGTGATGGTGGCATCCTCGATGATTCTGGAGCGGAACGGCGCCGAGGCTCCCTGCCAGGTCACGTTACAGGCGATGACATCACCTACTGTGGACACTCTTGGAGAAGCACTGACTAAGGTCGGGCCTTCATAACCGACGTTGCCTTCGGTCAGACCTCCGGGATAGATGCCCACTCTCCGGGCCGTAGCCGTCAGGTCAGTGAACATCTCACCGTCATAATTGGGGCTGGCTGTGGACCAGAGGCCGTTCACGTCAAAGGTAAACCCTGGCTTACCCTGGATAAATGTCATGTCAGTATCCGCGAAGGCCGTCACGTCCACTGGCGCCTCGGTGAAACTGAGGTCCATGCTGTTGCTGACCCCACTGAAATCGAACTCATCGACCAGTAGGCCGGCGGATTTTGCTGATATTCTAGCCACGGTTCCTTCTCCTCTTGGGCGGCTCTGGCCTCTCTGCTAACCGTGCCTGCGCCCATTCCTCGTCTGAGTCCTCATAGATTTTGACTGCTCTCGTGCGGAGCAGAGATTCAATATCCACCGGCTCATCTCCGTCCAGGGTAAACCGCTGGCCGGGATAGAATCGGATGCTGGACGGCTTGGTTCCTGGCCCCTGGACCATATGGAGTTTGCGGAGCGCAAGATACCAGACCTCAGTCGTTGAGCCAGCGGTTCCAACTTCTACTGTTTTTTTCGTTCTTTTTCGGGATGTAACCATGCTCTTTCTCCAGCGTTATGTGATGAGTGACCATCTCCGATGAGTTCCTAAAGTCTTTCTTCTCTCCACATAGGCGACAAATCCCCGGACTGAAAGGTCCGTTTGAAGGCTCTATCTCCCAGTGATGGATGCATCTAGCTCTGGTCGGCCGTGATTCTGTAGAGTCCTCCAACGTGCTGGTAGATGACTCCTTCCTGGTCTTCGACAAGATAAACGTCCTCCTCTCTCCTGCACCACAGAAGTGAATGACTCGTGATGCTGAGACTTGCGTCCTGCATTACCGAGTCGATCTGAGTGTCTATGTCTCCGGCACTCTTCGGCCAGGGCGAACGGTCGATGGCCTTGACCATGTAGATCGCGGATCCTCCACGACCGCTGGCGAAGTTCCAGTATTCATCCACCTTGGACATGGCCTGGAAGACCACATATGGCGGCGCCGTGCTATGTGGCGCGATCCCGTTGAACACGCCGCCGGTGGCCTCATTGGTCACCGCTTCTACGTTCAAGACGGAATAGACCGCCGTATCCAGGTTGACTCTCAGATTAGCCATCTCTACAGGTCCTTGAAGAGTTCTGTGATTGCCTGCTCGACCCTGGGCCTCTCTTTCTCAGCAGCTGGAATCATAAATGGCCTGGCTCTCATCTTCCACGTTCCGAACTCGATGAACGGCGCATACTCTGTGGCTGGTCCGACTCTCCAGACCAGTCCTTGCGTGTCTTGTCTCCGGGACTGAGTGCTGTTGAGCGTGGCTCCAGTGTCAACCGCCGGCCAATTGCGGAGCCGGTCCTTGGCATCCACTTCTATATGCCGTGCAGCAATCTCGATCACATTCTGGAGCTTGCCGCCGAACTTGGCCCAGTCAGCGTCCAGCTCCATCTTTATCTCCATGTCCATCTTCAAGAATTCATCAGCCATAAAAAAACCTCGATCGTCAGCTAAACGCCAGCAATCAAGGACTATGCCTTGTCATTCAGAGCCAGCGTTCAAGCCGCTTGCTGGGCCTCTTGGGCCTCTAGGGCTAATCTTCTGGTGGTATATAACCACCTTGTCCGTCAGGGACCAGGTCTATCGCAACGTCATCCTCTTCCTGCTCTATAGTGAAAGCATTGACCGTATTGCATCTTCTGCACTTGATTTCCACCACGCTCTCGGCCGCCAAGCGGACCTTGGCTAGAAGCATGTTGCAGCTTTCGTGTTGGCATCTTGCTTCTCTTAGAGCCGGCGCATCTGGCATCTTATTGTTGCTGACCATGATTTCCCAGTGTCCACAGACTGGACCTCATAGGTCCCGCTGGTATGCACGACCCGGTCAGTCTGGGTGATCGACTGGTCATGTGCCAGCGTCAGCATGAAGTCCTGCTGGAGGTCCTGACGGCCTGCCTCATTCGACTCACCGCCGCCTTTTCCCGCGATCCGTGCAGCCACTTGCTGGTAGGAATTCGCCCAGGCTTCCGTGAAACCGCCTTGCTTATCAGAGGTCAGCGTCTTCCGCTGGATGTCCACAAGGTCCGGCATGGCCTTCTCGGCCTCACTCCGCATATATGCCAGGTCATTGCCTTGCAAGAGCTTATCAACCATCAGAATAACGACCAAATTGGCCGGTCCCGGAGTCCAGGATATTGAGTCCAGTGACCTCATCTGAATCCGTGTAGACAGAGTATCCATCCACCCGGCGCGGCATGACCGTGGTCGTGGCTCTGGCTTGCCGGCGGAGCCGTTTAGCCTGCGCCATGAACATCTGCGTCACGCTGCCTTTCTGGAAGCTGGCGCCGTCAGCAGAGAAGGTGAAATCTCTTGCAAAGCGGACCGCCAGAGTCTCACAGGCCCTGGCAGCTGAACCCAGGATGCTGTTGCCTTCCTGACTGAGAAAGTCATCCAGCTCTGCATCCTGGAACAAGACCCGGTCCGAGTCCGTGTCTCCAATCTCCAGTCGGACACGATCGCGGTCAGCCGTGCTTCCTGCCGTATAACTGAAAGCCATCAGGTCCTCACGAATATGGTCATGGTCAATGCGTCCGTCAGAGCATCTGAGCCGGCAAGTTCTGTCAGGAGATTGCCGTGGATGATCGCGGGGATATAAGCCCCGGTGATAGCCGATGCGCTGGCATCATCTAGCTGGTGCGTCGGGTAGAACCAGGCATCCGTCGCGGAGTTGGTGACCGTCAGGAGAGTGACTGACACCGGGTCTCCGGGAGAAGAGAGAGTGGTGTCAGTCGAAGCTGGCGCATCAGCATGGAAGTTCATGTAGACCGCCAGTAGTTCAGAGTAAGGCAGGGCCGTCACCAGAGAGCCAGTCGCCGAAGCGTCGGACCCAGTGGTGCTGACCTTGATTATGTGCCGCTCGATCGCCATCAGGCGCCTGCGTAGTAGACGACGACCACGTCAACTGAGTCGTCATCGTTAGCCTGGCTAACCGTTATTTTGATGTTGTCTGCCACGCAAACTTTGTCATATACCTCATTAGTACCGTCATATGTCACGTCAGCCGCAGACTCATCATCAATCTTATGGCGAGGATGAAACCAGCCATTTGAGTTAGCATTGGTCAGCGTCAGGATAGTCA